GATATTGATATTGAAGAGGTGGGGGTTGAGGTTGTGGAGGAAGAGAATAATGATACAGACTATTCAGAAAAAAACAAGGAATTTAATGCTAATGATTTTGAAGACCAAAAATACAGCATTAAATTAGAATTTACCGAAGACGATTATAATTTCGTTAAAGACAAAATTAAGCAACTTGGACAAAGTCCTGAAAAAATATTATACGATGCACTTGTTTCCTTATAAATGGTATTTAGCCGATGGTTATCCGTCAAAGAATATACCTAAAAATAATTATAATGTTTTTGGTACTTTCATTTGCGGTGGTGGTTCTACAATGGGTTATAAACTTGCAGGATTTAATCATTTAGGAGGCGTTGAAATAGACCCAAAAATTGCAAAGGTTTATCAATTAAATCATAAACCAAAACACTTATTTTTAGAGGATATTAGGCACTTTGTAAAGCGTTCTGATATTCCAGATGAATTATACAATTTAGATTTATTAGATGGTTCACCGCCTTGCAGTTCTTTTTCAATGGCTGGAAACCGTGAAAAAGATTGGGGCAAAAAAAAGGTATTTAAAGAAGGACAAGCTGAACAAGTTTTGGACGATTTGTTTTTTGAATACATTGCACTTGCAAAGAAGTTGCAACCTAAAATTGTATTAGCTGAAAACGTAAAAGGATTGATACAAGGCAATGCTAAACTTTATGTAAAAAAGATATTTAAAGCTTTTGACGAAGCTGGTTACAATGTGCAATTATTTCTACTTAATGCTGCATCAATGGGCGTTCCACAAAAACGTGAAAGGGTTTTCTTTATTTGCCAAAGAAAGGATTTGAATTTACCTAAATTGAAGTTGGAGTTTAGTGAGGATGCTATACCGTTTGGAGTGGTTAAGACAAAAGAAAATCAATATCCAATTTCTGAAAATATGAAAAGATATTGGGATAATAAAATTATAAGTGATATTGATTTAGCTAATGTTGCTGGAAGGTTAGACAATAGACCAAATTCGTTTTTTAACCATAAATTATTAAAAGATAACGAAGTATCTAACACAATTACATCAAGTGATTTATGTACTTTATATTCAGAGCCAAGATATAGAAACGATAAAGAAGTGCAAATGTGTGGCACTTACCCACTCGATTACGATTTTCAAGATGTAGAACCAAAATATTTAATTGGTATGAGTGTACCGCCAGTAATGACTGCACAAATAGCTAATCAAATAAAAATACAATGGTTAGATAAAATTAAGTAATATGAAACCAAAAGACCGTCAAGATTGGATATTTAAAGAACTTGTAAAAGATAAAAACAAAACGTTTGGTGAAATGTTTAGCGATTATTTGGTAACGTTTGGTAAACTTTCAGAGGTCACTTTTACTATTGACTGGAAAAAAGCTAACACAACACATTTGGAGTATCGTGATGGAATTAAAAATAAAGTAATAGAGGCAAGTGCCAAAGAAGAAATAAAAGCCGTTAAAAAGGCTATTTTAAGCAAACACGAAGCAATGGAAATTTTAACCGAAATTGCAATAGGTAAGCCAAAAAAAGTCGAGGGAACAATCGTAATGCCAACGGCAAGCGAAAGGCGTGGCGCTATTGAAACCATGGCAAAGATTGAAGGATGGAACGCCCCGGCCAAAAGCGAAAACTTAAATACAAACTTAAATCAAGAAGTAACGGTAATTAAATGGGGCAACAACGAAGTACAAGTATAAAATGGAATTAACACCAAAGCAAACAGAGGCAATGAACGCTTTGCAAAGTGAGCTTTATAATTTCATTTTGTACGGTGGCGCAATTCGTGGGGGGAAATCCGTTTGGGGTTTAAGCTCACTTCTTATAATGTGCCAAATATTTCCACGTTCAAGATGGTGCGTAATTCGTGAGGATATGGAGAAGATACGAACCACTACGATACCCTCTTTTAAAAAATTAGAACCTTCTGGAAAATTAAAAGAAAGTCCATTCGAATATGCTCATCCAAATGGCAGTGTTATAATTTTCAAGTCCGAAAACTACAAGCTAGATAAAGACTTTGATTGGATGAAAGGATTAGAAGTAAATGGATTTTTATTTGAAGAAATAAACGAATGTCAAGAAAAATGTTTGTATAAAGCTTTTGAGCGTGCGGGGTCATGGATTATTCCTCATTCAAAAATACAACCAAAACCAATTATTTTAGCAACTTGTAACCCTACTTTTGGATGGGTTAAGACTGTTGTTTACGATAAATATAAAAAGAATGAATTACCTATCGATTGGCTATACATTCCTGCTAAAATAACCGATAATCCGCACTTGCCACAAGCGTACATAGACAATTTAAACAATTTGCCAAAGTTTGAGTACATGGTATACGTGGAGGGGAATTGGGATGTTCAACTAAAAACAGGTGGAGAATTTTACAAGCAATTTGAAATTAATAAACACGTTAATAATCAAAAATATAATCCAAATTTACCACTTCACATAAGTTGGGATGACAACGTAAACCCTTATTTACCCTGCGGTATATTCCAAATATCACAAATTAATAATGGTAAGTATTTAGTATCTCAAATTGATGAGATAGCTGGAGAAACACCACGAAATACAGTAAAAGAAGTTTGTAAAATTATCGTTGAGAAATACAGACATCACGATGCTGGAATGTTTATTTATGGTGATGCAACAGCAAATAAACAAGACACAAAATTAGAAAAAGGTCATAACTTCTACAGTATTATAATGGATTGTTTAAAGCAATTCAAGCCAATAAACAGAGTGCAGAAATCAAATCCTAGCGTAGTTATGCGTGGGGGATGGATTAATAACGTATTAGAGCTTAACGATGAAATTGTATTTAATATTGACGAAAGTTGCCATAAATCAATTTCAGACTTTATAGGTCTCAAAGAAGCGCCTGACGGAACGAAATTAAAAGAATTGGCAAAAGACCCGAAGACTGGAGCTAATTATCAAAAGTTTGGTCACTTCTCGGATTTATTTGATTACCTTATGTGTACCGCTTTTGATAAGCAGTTTAAAGACTATCAAAAAAAGCCAACAAAGAAAAAGAAAATAATTTGGTGATTAATTTATATATTTGTATGCAAATAATTTACTTATGATTTTTGAAAGCGATCAAGAAGCAATTGAAACAATAAAAAAACATCAGGCGTTATCTCCTGTATGGAAGGAAATGCGCGAATATTCTAAAGAGCTGAAATCGTTAGTGAATGGTACTGACTTTTTAGACGAACTAATAAACAAGATTGAAGGAATTGAAAGCGATAGCAAGGCAAAGGCTAGATGTAAGTATTCCAAAAATATACAATCAATGTTTAGCCGATTGTTTCAACCTATTGATAACATTTACTATGCTACAGGTGGATTAAAAGACTACGATGTTAAGGAGTCAATTAAAAAAGAGTTCTTGTATAAACTAGCCAATATTCGAGATAACAAGCCATTATCCGAATGGGTGCAGCTTAACGCAATACAGTTATTTAACACCGATCCAAACGGATTAATTTTTATCGAATACAAAGATCAAGAAGCTTATCCTACATACAAATCAATCGATGCAATTCGTTACTATAAATCAAAAGGGCAAATTGTTGATTTTGTAATATTCGAGCCTTACATAAAAGAAACAAAAACATATTGGAGAATTGTTGACGATGCAAAAGACAGACTGTTTTTACAATCAGGGAGCGATTTTATTCTGCAAGAAGAAAAAACTTTCGAAAATCCTTTCGGACAAGTTCCTGCACTAATTTGCTCAAATATTAATATCATTGGTCAAAAAAATAAATTGGCAGCAATTGATCAAATCCTTGACGATGCAAAAGAATACGCAAGAGACCAATCATTTCTGACGCTTTACAAGATTTACAAAGGGAATCCTATTTTTTGGAAATACGTCCAGTATTGCGGTGATTGTAACGGCTCAGGGACTGTTGAAGATGTTAAGTGTGGAAGTTGCAACGGGCATGGCAAATATGTAGGTAAAAATGATGTCACTGATGCTGTAGAGTTGCCAATTCCTGACGACAAAGAAAGCCCAATAGTTGCGCCAAATATCGCTGGATTTATTAGTCCTGATTTAGATGTATGGGCCAAGTATGAAGAAACATTAAAACTTACCGAGGAACAAATATACAAATCGCATTGGGGAACGATGTACGGGATGCAACTTGATAACGCAAGAGGGCAAAAAACAGCTACCGAAATAGTAGCTGACAAACAACCACTTGAAAATCAACTGAACAAATATGCTGACTTTTGCGAATACATAGAATGGAAATTATCCGAATGGTTGCTTAATTTTTACGATCCGACAAAGAAAAAAGATGAAAGTAAAATAACGATAAATCTAGGACGTAGATATATTATTGAAAGTTATGACATACTCTTAGAGCGTTACGAAAAATCTGTACAAGCCCAAGAAAACAACACGGTTTTAGATAAGTTATTTGTAGAATATTTAGGAGCAAAATACCGCAACAATCCAATAGATTTACAAGCCAACTTATTAAAGGCGCAAGTAGAGCCTTATTTACATTTGCAATTAAAAGACGTAATTACTATTTTTGGAAATGAAGAAGCGCAAAGAAAAGTGTTGTTTCAAAAGTTTTGGCAAACAGTTACAAATTTTAATGATGCAGCAAAAATAGAAAATGAGTTTAATATTTGGTTTGAAACCAACAAAAAAACAATTAAAACGGAAAACATTTAAAATAAATAAATATGAGCAATCCAACCCAATTAGTAGGTATCTACCGACTGTTTAAGCTAGGAAGAACTGGCAACACATTTTTTAACAAAGATATTAAATTACCTGAAAGAGATTTACACCCTGTACATCATGACTTTGCCGAAATGTCAAACGAAAACCATAGAATAAACGGGTTATGGTACGAAGAAGACAAGAAGGCTACCCAATTGTATTGGCAGAAAAAGCCTTATGACGCAGTAAAAGAGTATGCAGCGTTTGAAGAGGTAAAAGAGGATATTCCAGCAATTGAAACCCCTAAACATAGGTTGTCAAAAATGAGCAAAGATGAACTTATTGAATTTGCTGACAAGAACGGATTTACGGTTAAGAAATCAAAATCTGCCGAAAATATTTTAACCGAACTTATTGAGCAAATCGAAACAGAAGATTAAAAGAAATTAAACACCTAAAATAATGGCATTAGAAAATCAAAAAGAAATAGAGCAAGCATTAGGCTTGGAAGAAGGAAAGTTATCCGAAATGATAACGAGCGAAGAAAAACACGTTATCGATTTAGGTTCTTTAGTAATTGAACCAAAGGAAATTTATAACGAGCGTATTTCGAACATCAAAAAAGAGGAATATAAACACGGTCAAGATAAATTTTTTAAGACTGTTCGTGATTCATTCGGTTTGGATATTACAGGGAAAACACCTGAAAATCTTATCGATGGTTTAAAATCGTTTGTAGAAACTGAAAAAGAAAAAGGCGGTGCTGAACCTGAGGAAAAATATAAAAAAGCAGTTGCCGAAAAAGCCGAAGCGTTGGCGAAACTAAACGAAATTAATACCGAGTTCTCTACTTTCAAAGTGAACATTGAAAAAGAAAAAGAGTTTAACGAAATCAAAGGAGAGTTTACAAAGCACGTACCTACAAATGTTTTAGTTTCAAAGAATACTATTTTTGTAGAAGCGAAAGAAAAAGGTTACTCATTTGAAAAAGAAGAGGGTAAAGTAGTTGTTAAGCTAAACGGTGAAACGCAAAAAGACGAAAAAACATTGTCGCCTATTTCTGTAGAAACTTTCGTGAAAAACTTTATTACTCCTTATGTAGGCAAGCCCGAAGGCGGTAACGGTGGGGGTGATGACGTGCCGCCATCAAAAGCGGGTTCTTTCGAAGCGTTCGAGAAGGAAGCCGAAAAAGCGGGATGGAATGATTCCGAGCGTAATGAGATTATGGCTAAAAGGCTAAAAGATGGAAGTTTAAAATTGTAGTTAATTTCAATTAAATACTAAAATTAAAAAAAGTCCGAGTAATTAATTTTATTCGGATTTTTTACATACTTTTGTAATACATTTGGCGGTAATGTCATACAAGGGCAAGGGCGGTAATGCTCATTTTAAAAAAAAATAATCATTACTAATTTTAATCTTTATAGCGATGCCGAATAGAACGACCGCAAATTTTGTAAAGGCTCAAGCAAAACTTGTTCAAGCCTTTCAATCTTCTGAATTAAGATTCAGATACCCAGCTACATACTTAGCTCTAAAACAAAACTCTACAATTATGTTCCCAAATTATGAGGAACTGAGAAAAAGAGAAGACAGAACAATAGAAACAAACTACGCAACACGCTCTAAAAGAAATCTAGGAACTGCAAGAACTCACAACCATACAGGCGTTAAAGGCGATACTGCTACCCTAACCCCTACATGGGCAGTTAATTCTGACACATTTAATATGTCGTTAAAACAGGCAGACAATTCTTTGTATAATGCACAAGAGCAAATGAATTTAGAAGTTCAAAATGTTGTATCTAATTTCATGGAAGGCTACGAAACACAGTCCACTGCTTATTTGTTTGCTAACCGTACAGGTGTGAATATTGGAACTGCGGAAGGAACTTTTGACGCAGTTGACAAAGTTTTTGAAATTGCAACAGCCAACGAAAGTAGAGCTATTCAAATTGCTAAAATCAATGTTAACGCAAACAAATATCCTGCTGGCGCTACTGTTTTCTGCGATTCAATTTCTTATGCTAAATTTGAGTATCAAGCCGCGCAAGGAGCACAAAACAACACTAACTTATCATTCCAGTTTAATGGATTGACTTATGTGCATTGTGTTGAGTTAGGTGCTTTAGCTGCTGCTTTGGTTTCGGCTTATTCAAAAGGTTTTTGGATTATTGTTCCAACTGGCACGGTGGCAGTATTGCCTTGGATTCCTATCCAAAACAGAATAGGTGTAGAAACTAAAGAGAATGTTTATACTAGCTTGTTAAATCCAGTAGATGGAGAAACATACGCTGTACATTCTTACGAAACAAGAGCTGACGACTCAGCTAACAACGGCTACACTCAGGATGTTGTTACTCAGTACCAAATTTCACAAGATTTAGCATTTGCAAAAGCTCCTTTGAGTACAGCAAACGAAACCACAATCTTAGCATACGGTATTGTTTAATGATTAACGTAGCAAAAATACAAGATAGTTTAATCGGATTGATTGGTTTTAAACAGCCTTTCAATCCTGATTATGCTATTGTTGATTCAAACAATCAACTTAGCAAGTCTGGGTATTATGTTACGGATAATCCTTATTCAAAGATAGAATATATAAAAGACAATCAAGACTATTTACAAATATCAAACGAAAACTTTAATTTAGTTTTAAAGCAACTAAAAGAGTCGGCAATATCAAATGTTTGTAATCAAGTTTTTTCCGAATATGATTTTTTGGATAGAAACCTTTTGTTTAAAAACGCAACCAAAAAAGTAAACACAAATGTTTTACCTATTGGCTTTGTAGGTTATGAAATTGAAGTGGATAATGTTAAAAATGTAGCATTTAAAATTAACCGTGTTCTTTTAGACTTTCAAGGAACAGGACAAATAAAGCTACTTCTTTGGAATACTGCATCGTTGCAGCCTATTTACTCAAAAGTAATTACAATCACAAGCGATCACCAAGCGGAAGTGTTAGATTGGGTACTTGACAATTCCAACAACACATACAAAGGCGATTACTACATTGGATATAACACGCAAGGTTTAACTGTTGTGCCTTATGCTAGGGATTATGAAAACGGCAACGTTATGAGTAATTTTAAGTATTTGGAAATAGAACAAATTAGCGTAATAAATCACAATTATGAACAGTTATTCGATGTTTCAAAATATGACGGTCTTTCGCAAGACACAGGATTAAACTTAGACATATCTGTTTACGATGATTACACCGACTTTGTGATAAACAACTCGTATTTATTCGCTAGAGCTATTCAATTAGATTGTCAGATACAATGTATTCAATTATATTTATCTAGCCTTAGAAGCAATATAAATCAAGCCTTATCCACTCAATTATACGAGAAGATAATGATTGAATTAGAAGGCACAAGTGCTGACAGTATGATTAAAGTAAAAGGGTTGAAAAACCAACTTATCGGGGAAATAACTTCAATAAGAGATGAAATACAAAAAATAAAAATAGGAGTAAAAAAATCGGGTCAAATCTTGGTATCAACTTTGGAATAATGGCTAACAATTTAGAGTGTAATCCAATAGGTATAAACGCAACAGTTTATAAAGTGCAAAAAAGATTGTACGAAAAACTTTCTTTTGTTTGGGGTGCGCAACTAGACGGTTATCCGATTTGTCAATCAATCAAAAGAGATGGCGACAAGCAAAAATCAATCGAGTATTACAAAGGATTAAATGAGTATTCGGGAAATTTGATACACCGTGAAAGAAATAAGTTTTTTTTCACAGCCGACAACGATTACATTCAAAAATCATTAGATTATTTCTCAACGGAATTGGATTTGTATTTTATTGTAAACTTAAAAGAGTGCAAAGCAAACAATACAAACAGGGCCGACAAAGAAGTGTTATATGACGTGATGGATGTATTGAAAGAGTTTGACGAATTAGCTTTAAACGCAAAGATTGTTACCGATTTAGATAGCGTTTTTCAAGGATATACCTATGATTTTAAACACGACTTACAACCTTACTTTTGTTTTAAAATAACGCTTACAATAACTGATTTCACTTTAAACGATAAATTATGTTAGAAGAAAAAAAAGAAACGGCAAAAGAGCCAAAAAAGAATGCAGAAACCAAACAATACACGGTAATAAAAGCGGTGACAATTGAAAAATTGTACAACATTGGCGAAACATTATCTGTTTTGGCTGGTTCAGATTTAGAAGAGTCTTTATTAACAAACAAACACATTAACAAATATGGCATTAGCAAATCAAATTAACATAGTAGAGTGCGGTGCAGGCGACTTGTTAGGCACAGGACAACAGGCTTGTACTTTTGATTGGAATCGGGTTAAGACAATTGAATTTAGCTCACGAAGCTATGCTTATACATCCGACCTAACCCTATCTACAATTAGAGAAGCTCAGCAAAAAGAAGATGTTTTCATTATTGCAGGTGCTGAAAGCTTTAAATTAGTTCCCGTAGATCCTACAATTTCAACAACCGAAGGTTCAGGAATTGAAACAGTCGATGGAGAGTTACCGTATAAATACGAATTAATGTTTAAGAAAAAAGGCATGAACTTTTGGAAATCGTTAAGACGTTTCAATTCAAATGGCATCTACAATGTTGCTTTTTACGACATTAACGGAACTAAAATCATGACTCAAACTAAATCTGGTTTGATAAAAGGTTTTACCACAGCAATGGTGTACACAGGCCAATACAAGGGGAAAGAAGGAGACACTTCTGCAGAGTTCAAAATGACCATTCAATTGTCTGACGATGTTACAGAAATGGAACGCGCTAGTTGGGTAAGTGGCGATACTGTTGATTATTCTATCAACGAATTAGACGGATACAACGATGTAACGCTAACGCCTTCACCATTGGTAACGGCTGCAACTTCTTTAGTCGTGAAAGCGGTATTGTCCGACAAGTCGCACTTTGCAGCGGGTATGGTATTGGCTGATTTTGCAATTAAAAGAAACGGTGTTTCAGTAATACCTACTTTAGTAGTAGCGAACGAAAACGCAAAAACTTACACGTTCACAATTCCAGCGGCTTCCGCAGGCACTTACACTATTGACACTGTAAACGCCTTTGCAGACAAGGTAGTGTTGTTATCGGCTTCTGGATTACTTTACAAAGGAATAACAGGAACAGTTATCGTAACATAATTTTTTTTAGGTGTTTTAATTGGAAAAGCCGTTATCAATTTGGTAACGGTTTTTTTTGTAATTTTGGTAAATGATTACATCGACAGATTATTTAAAAAAACTCAAAAATCTAAGAAACGGTTTGACCGATGAGGTCGAGAGAATAATTTATGATAATGAAAGTGAAATTATAAAGTTGAACGTTCAGAAAATTGAAGTGGGGCAGGGTAGCGATGACAGACAATTAAAAAACGATGACAGCCGATATACAGGGAGATATACATTAGGCACTAATTTATTAAGACCTGAAAAGAAAGCGGGAGATTTATACACATTTTTTGAAACGGGTTCTTTTCTGGGTAATTTTAAAGTTGAAGTTTTGCCGAACAAAACACAGATAGAAATATTTTCAACGGGTACGGGTGGAGGACTAAAAGCCGATTTTTTTAGAGGGTATAAAAACATTTTTGGACTAACCACACAAGACCAAAGAAAACTAAACTACGAGATTATTTACCCTGATTTAATGCGATTTGTAAATAGATATATATGATATTTCAAAAAGAAAAATACCTAAATTCATTAGACTTAATTTCAGCTTACTCGTGGGCTAAAATGCAAGAAGAAGACGAGGTGAATTGGCTACGTGAAGGGTATGACGGACGTCAAAAAAAGATTAAAAGCAAAGAACTTGAAGACATAAGGTCCCAATTAGAATTAGATGTATTTAATTTAATAAAAAACGACAAATTAGATGAGTATTTATTTAAGAGATTGCAAGTTATAGACTTAGACGGAAAGTATAAGGTAGTAATGCTTATTTTAAATAGAATGTCTAAAGGGTTTGCTTTGTTCCAAATGGGCGAACGACTGGCATACATCCAACGATTAAAACAATTACGATTTAATATGCCAGAAATAAACACAATTGAAGGCGACATTGTAGAATTAAACCGTATTTATCAAGAAGCAGGAGGTTTAAAAACTAAAATGAATATGCTTATTGACGAAATTAAAACAGACGGTAAAAAAGTAGTAAACAATCTAAATCGTGACTTTATTTCTGTCTGCAAAGTGTTAGAATGCGAAATGCTTGATCCTAAAAAAACGTCACAAGCATACTGGATTGAAATGCAAAAATTAGCGCAGGAAAAGATAGAAAATATGTCAACGCAAAACAAAGAATAAATTAGAATTATGGCAAATCCTATTGATATTACGATTACAAAAGACGCATTAAAAGAACTTGATAACGCTATTTCAAAAGTAACCGCATTAGACACAAAAATAAAAGCGGTAGCTGATAGTTTTATTACGAGTAGTCAAAGAATGTCATCCGCTTTAAATGGAATACAGCCTAATGACGTATTAGCGGCAGTTGCAGCAAACGCACAATTAACGGCTCAAATGCAATCACAATCCGCTGCTTTGGCCGCACTGCAAACGCAATACAATAATTTGGCACAAACAAGAAGTAGAAGCAATAACCAAACAGCAGCGGAAGCGGTAAATCAGCGTTTGTTAAATAGAAATGCTAGAGAATCAGCCACTATAACATCATCTTTGGCTGGTGCCTATGGTAGGCTTAATGCAGAGCATCAAAGAGCTTCAAGAAATTTACAAGATTTAATTGTAAGGGGTAGGGAAGCCACTCAAACACAGCGAGAATACAATAGGGAATTATCTAATGCTAGGGGTGATTTTCAGCGACTTGATCAAAGAGTTAGGTCTGCTGACGCAGCGGTCGGCAGGTTTAATCGAACCGTTGGTAACTACCCAATGCAAGCAGCAAAAGGAATTAAAGAGTTAATTCAAGCATTTGGAATAACAGGGGGTATTGCTGGAGTTGCAATGCTGGCTAAAAATTTATTCGATACAACTAAAGAGCTTATGTCTTTAGACGGAGCAATGAAATTAGTTACAAAAACAAGTGAGAATTTTGCTAATCAACAAGTTTTTTTGCAAAGAATATCAGAAGCTTATGGCGTTGAAATATCTGCATTACAAAAACAGTTTACTCAGTTTTATGTTTCTGCTAGTGACAAGTTATCAAGCACGGCAATTCAAAATATATTTGAAAGTGTAGCTAAATCATCGGCTAAAATGGGGCTTTCTTTAGAGAGTCAAGACAGAGCTTTTTTAGCGTTAAACCAGATGATGTCAAAAGGTACGGTAACAGCGGAAGAGTTAAGGGGTCAGTTGGGTGAGGCTTTGCCAGGTGCTTTTGGAATTATGGCTCGCTCTATGGGGGTTACTGAGCATCAACTAGGTAAAATGATGAAGGACGGGAAAGTTATTGCTTCAGAAGTTTTGCCTTTATTTGCTAAAGAATTAGAAAAAACATACAGTGTTGAAAATGTAAAACGAGTAGATAATTTATCCGCAGCACAAACTAGATTCTCAAACGCATGGAAAAACTTTGTAAGAAGCCTAGATTCTGATGGAAATAAATTGAGTAAATTTTTCTCAAGCATCACAAATGTAGCCGCAGACTTAATAAAAGGAGTTGAACTTATTTTTCAGTCGTCCGAAACAAAAAATTTAAACAGTTTAAAAAAACTTAGAGACAAAGGGTATTCCGAAACTTTAGAATACTACAAAAAAAACCAAGATGCTACCGAAAAAGACATTAGGCTTCACAGACAGTACAATATCCAAAAGATAGATGAGTTTAATAAAGAAAAAAAACAAATAGTTGAAAGATCAAAATTATTTAGTCAAAAATTTGGTGAAAGAAGTTTCTCTAAATCAATAGGAGGAGAAGACCAACAAGCTAGAGCAAAGGCAGAATATGATTTAAGAAAAGACATGGAAAGGCTAAAAGCTATTAACGGACTTTCGCAAAAATACGCTGGAGAGGTTAGTGCCATAAATCAATTGCTGCAAAAAAAGCCAACGCCTGCAAAACCATTATTCAGCGATGATGACGGAAAGAAACAGAATACACGAGCCGAAAGAGCCAAAAAAGAAGCTATTGAATTGAAGTCCGTTGCTGATACGATTAGCCAAATAAATCAACAACTTGAACAATTAACAGTAACTGCAATTACCGGAAACGAAAGCGAAAGAGCCGATGCGAATAAATCAATAGCCGATTTAATTGAGTTAAAAAAACAGCTTAACGCACTACCAACAGCATCGACAACAATTTTACAACCTGTTAAGAAGGAGGATGTAGATAATTTAAAGAAATTATCGGAAGGAATGAAAGAGTACCTATCTAACTTCACAAGTGATTTTATTAGTCAAAGTGGATTTACCAATACTTTCAAAATACTAAACAAAGAAATAGACGGCTTCGGAGAAAACGCAAGTGTTACATTTAACGCAATTGCTGAAAGCGCACAAGAGATGTTTAATTTTATTTCAAACGCTTCACAAGCCAATTTTGATGCTGAATATTCAAGATTAGAAAGTCAAAAAGATATTTCTTTAAAGTTTGCCGGTGATAGCACTAGCGCAAAAAAAAGGATCGAAGAAGATTACGAAAAAAAGAAAAAAGAAATAGCTAATCGGGAAACTAAAGCCAAACAAAAACAAGCTATCTTTAATATTGCAATTGATACGGCACAAGCGATAGTTGCTACTCTTGCTAGAACCCCCCCTCCTGCAGGAATCCCTTTAGCTGTAGCAATGGGTTTATTAGGAGCTGCACAAATAGCAGTAGTGGCATCGCAAAAAATACCCCAATACTTTGACGGAGGTGTTCACGGGGGAGGTTTAGCAATGATTAACGATGCTGGCGGCTCTAATTATGTTGAAACGGTGGTAACGCCTGACGGTAAAGTTCAACAATACAAAGGGCGTGATGTTGTAACGGATTTGCCAAAAGGAACTGAAATTTTCACCCCTGAACAATGGCAGCAAAAACAATTGGAGTATTTGCTGAATAGTCGTGGTGTAATGTTAAACAACCAAGTAAATAACGGAATGACAGCTAATGAAATGGACGTAATTTTGTCAAAACATTTTAGTAAGATACAAACTAACCATACAAGTTTTGACAGAAAAGGGATAATGCAGTGGTCGGAAGCGCAAGGCAGTAAAACAGTAAGAAATGCAAACCGAGCTTCTAGTATTGGTTTTAAAGTGTAAAAAAATATGAATTTCTACTTAAATTTTATAAGCGATACCTACGGGCGTAAACAAATAGACGAACCAATCGGCTTTGCAGAGGTTGATTTTAACATAAAACAACGTTCGGGTGGAATGGCTAGAGATATTGCTTTAAATGGCGATAAGATAGATTTTAGTTTTAGCTACATGAGAAATCACGAGCTAAAACAACTATTATATTATTTCAATAAATTCGGTTTTGAAGCAAAAGTAAATTTAGAAATAGAATTTAACGAAACAACAAAGTATACTTGTGAATTAGATTTTGCTACGGCTCAAAGCGATGATTTTAAATATTTAAAAATTAAGGGTTTACCTCTTTCAGACTATCAAATTATCAAAAGACGTAGAAGTGTAAAAGTTGATTTGTTTAGCGATAAAAATGTCGACGGGAATTATATTGCGCCTTTAGTTCCTGACAATATTTTGATGTTATCTACGCCTTATTATCAAAGGAGTAAGTGGTCTCAGTCGAATGAAAACAAAAAAGTATGGTCTAACTACGGTCAAGACGCTATATTTATATCTCCTATTGACACTCTTTTACAATATGAAATAGAAGATTCTTACACGCCTTTACAGCCTCGTATTGAGTTAAACAGCTTTTACACACAGGAGCAATCTTATCAAGCAAGAAAGGATTTGTCTATTTTAAAATTAAAAGATAATGTCGTAAAAGGAGAAATTAAGATAAATGATATTTCTTTATTTGTTATAAATTTAGGTTTTTCATCAAAAGTCAGGTTAGAAGTTCAATTTTCTAAAACTTTTGCGCCATCTGAAACTAAAACAATAACTTTAGAGTCTTCAAACAATGGAGATATAGATATTAGAAACAAGAGCTACGTTGTGCCTATAGAAGCATTAGAACGAGACACCTATGTTCTAGTTTACGTAAGCATATTCCAGCCTTTTTCAACCCCTGGAGGTACGCCTGTAGGTAGTTCTAATTTTGAATTAAAACTTAACGGGTCTATAGAGGTAAATTTAGAAACATCTACATATAATTCTGTTTGTCCTTCTTTTGGCTTGTACGAAACGACTTCGCAAATAGTGAAATCAATATCAGGTATGTCAATTGTTGCACCAAGGTTTCAGATTAACGGAGATTTATACGGCAACAGGCTTGTAAATGGTAACTTATTACGGCAGATTAAAAACAAGCCATTCAGTATTAGTTTAGAAGATTTAGAAAAATCTTTCCCTGAAATAAAATTTGATTACGAGGTAACGCCTGACGGTAAAGTGTTTTTTGGTGGTGAAACAGATTTTTATACTTCAAATGAAATTGCTTACTTCCCAAATACGCAATTTTCAGAAATGACAAAAGAGTTCAATCCGTTGTATATGGTTAATGAATTTGCTTTTGCTTATAAAAATTACCAATCCTTAAAGGAAAACACTGTCGCGGGTTCGGCAGATACGATACACGGTGAAAGCCGATACGTTTTGAATAATAAAAAAGTAGAAAACAAAAAAAATGTTGAAGTGGCTTGGACACGAGACACTAGATTAATTGAGGTTCAAAGAAAACAAGCTTTAGTAATTAATGAAGACACAACCACCCAAGACGATGACAATATTTTTGCAATTGACATTGTGCATACAACGGCTGATGAATCGTTTATAGAAACCACACAATTATTTCATAAATATGAAGCAAGTAAATTAACATTACGAACGGATGGAGGTATTAATTTTACGTTGTTAGGCATTCAAGAAAACAGCCCTTTCAAAATTTTGGCCCCTGACAACAATGCAGGAGATTACACGGTTTTCAAAGTTGATCCAAACCAAATAACGCTAACACGAATTTCAAGCGGAGCAATTGGTTCATCAAACGATGGTGTTAGAAGTACTAAGTATGAATACACAATAGACGATGCTTATATACCTTTTACCAATAGAACAAGCGAAGGGGTTGATAGTGTTTTTAATCTAAATGCTGGAGATAAATACTCAAATTTACGTTATTCCGTTGCAAGAAATATTAAAAACTTTTGGAATAGCTATCTAGCTACTTGCAATTTGTATTGGAAAGACGTAACAATTAAAAACACATGGTACAAGAATAATGGGGAATGTACCACGAGCATTGATGGTATTTTATTAAAAGAAAAAGATGATATTTTTCCAAGCAATCCAATTGTAACACCGTTTAAGTATAGTGATGTTGTGTTTAAAGGTGTTGATTTTGTTGATTTTATTAATCTGCAAAATGCAATTAGAACGCAAAGGGGGTTTATTCGGTTTATTGATAATAACCGTAGAGTTGTGAAATTATACCCTACAGAAATAGAATATTCGTTACTAGAAAAGCAATTAGACATCAAGGGAGAAGAAAAGTTTGAGCCTAGTTCTATGACAATAGTAACAGACATTAATTACATATTAATAAACAATGAGACTAGAATTAATGAAATTAATTACGAAATCAAAGACGAAAAATTATTTTTATTCAGCGTGACAAGGCAATTACTTTATAATGGCGTTTATTGGTTTAATGTTTCGGTAAATGGTGCAATTCCAGATACTAAAAGTAAACTAGATGAGTGGATGAAATTAATGATATAAAAAAATTAGTATATTTGTATCCGTATGGTAGAACCAATAATAAATATTTACAGAACCAAGCAAGAGGCGTTTTTCTTTGAAAACTCCCCTATAAACTCGCAATATATTTTTAAAGGGGTTCAGTTATTGCCAAATAACCCTACTAAATACATTCAAGTTACAAACACGCCTAACGGAATAAACTTAGAAGATTGGACTGTTTATGTCGTAGACTGCAAAGGAAATAAGACTAATATCACCGCTAATTTTTTGGTTGAATCGCTTACCAATGGCGACAACGGAAGCCCTCAACTATATTGGTCGTTAGAGAATATTTCGGTTGATTTTGGATGGCAAATGGTTTATTTGGAAATTAACCAAGCCGTTGGAGAAACATTTTATTCTACTCCTTTTATGATTACCGATACCGACATAGATAGAGTTACACAGTTTCACTACAAGGACCACAAAGATGATATTTATCAATGTATTGGATTAAGAGCTTGGTTTTTAGAAAACACCAAACAAACTGAACTTACTACTTACTACGAAGTAAGCACAAGGAATACAGTATCTACAGATGTAAAAGTTTCTAAGCTTAAAATTTACAGAACCGAATTAATGCCAAAAGATTTATTGATTCTTTTGACCGATATTTTAGAAAGCCCTATAGTTTATATAAATTCTGTACGATCATCTTTATTTGATGCGGTGGATTTTTCTGAAAAAGTATCGCAGGAAAATTTCTCAAAAATAGATTTTACAGTTTCTCAAAACAAAAACGATAGGTTTGGCATGGCAGATTATAACGGGTACGATTATTCAAATTTAGACTATTCAACAACATGACATATCAGGAAATTTTAGATTTAATAAATTCAAATCTTGCAAGCGGGACAGAAATTCCAGCAATAAAACATCGAGCTGTAGAAAAGGCTTTGTTGGACTTTCTGCAAGAAAATAGTAGTCAACAGTTTGATATTAAACCAATTTATGTAAACTCTACATACTTAGGCAATAATTTTGACTCAACCGGCTTAGGTATTAATTTACGCTTAGGATGGGCTATTTGTAACCAAAATAACGGCACGCCAAACCTTGGAGGGCGAACGATAATAGGTTATGGAGGAAGCTTTACAACTCTTAACGCAGTGGGAGGGGCTGCTCAACACACTTTGACAGAATTAGAAATGCCTATACACGATCACGATGTGGCAAGTTATGCTGGAGCTTTGCCAAATTTGTTAAGAATTTTTAGCTCAACAACTACAGGTATAGGTGGCGGAAAAACATCATCAAAAGGTGGAGGACAACCGCACAACAACATGCAGCCTTACATGGTATTAGTTTATATAATGAAATTATGAGTAATAGTTTAATAATAACCAAGCAAACAGGTAATTTCTTTTCTTTGGCTTTGAACGGAGAAAGTGTAGTTATTTCTGACCAAAATAGGCTTACTACAGTGGGTAATTTTTGCCATTTTAAAACGGCAAATGGTGCAAACGTAGTAAAGGAACAAAATGTATTATACTCAGAGGTGGCTTTAGTTACTAGCGGAAGTGCAACCTTTGCAAGTGTAAATGCGCTTTGGGTTGGACTTATTAACGCTGGTTTTTTTGCTGGGCTTGGTAGCGGTGGAGGTGCAGGTGGCGCAGTTAAGTTTACAGAATTAACAGATACCTTTTCTAGTTACTTAGGGCGTAACGCTCAAACCTTGATAATTAACGAAAGCCAGCAAAAACTAGAAAGTGTACCTTTTTACAATGTGCAAAATTTCGTTCAATTAGCAGATACACCAAGTTCGTTATTGCCTAATAAAATGATTACCACTAACGCTGCGGGTACAGCGTTAATAATGTCGGACATTCCGACTATTCCAGAGCCTTATTTAGCAAGTGTAGGATTTTTCAATTATGCAGATTTAGCCACTCAAACCACACCTTTATCATTTGTAGCTAATACGGCAAAAAAGCTAACTAATGACGGGCTAGGAGCGGATACCAACAAAAATTATCCGCCTTATGGAATTACAGACGTTTGGAATAGTGTTGCAAATTCTTGTGACTTTTCGCAGCTCACAAACGGTGATGAGGTAGGTCTTAGGATTGATTTAACAGCAACGACTACATCTGCAAATCAAGTTGTAAGGGGTTATATAAAATTAGGTGTAGGAACTTCTAGCGTTAACGATTTGCAGTTCTTTTCGACACACGAAAAAACGGCAGGAAGTAATGAGTTTACATTATTTACAAAATTTTACATAGGTTCAGATAATATTAGAAATTTTCCATCCGAACTTTACATTATTAGCGATGGCAACGGAACTGTTAAGGTACATAGCTGGTGTTTTTCAATAATCAGACGAAGCATTAACGTTGTAACTGTTGAAGCAATTGTTCCTGACACATACAAAACCGATGTCATTTTTAGCGGTTCAGCTATCACAGTTCCATCGGGTGTAAAAATTAGAAATGTTTACTTAAATCAGGTGCCGTGCTATGCTTCGGAATGGTCGCAAAGCGGAACAACAATAACAGTGTCAACAGCAATAAATGGCGATAAAATAACCTTAATAAATTAAAAATGAAAAGAATACTTTTATTATTATTACTTACCGTATCTGTTTACGGACAAAACCCTAGCAGATTTGCAAAAATACAAATCACAGGCAATAGCAATAGTGGTACGGCCACAAAAGTAAATGTTCAAGAAACTAATGGAGAAGTTAACACGCAGGCAATTAACAGCGGATTTAACAAAAACATAGGCTTAACAAGTGGTGATATTGTAGGAGCAAACACATTACTAAACCAATACACGACAGCCCCTGTTGATTGGTCTGCAACCGCCTTTAATAGCGGACAAGTAGTATTTTATGCTGGTAAACAATGGATAGCAACATCTAATACCGTTGCGGGCGATATTCCAGCAACCTCATCAAAGTGGGTAGACGTTACTTTCGAGGGGTTGTATAACAAGCCTGTTAGTGGAGGGGTTTGGGGCGGTATTACGGGTACTTTGTCGGCTCAGACAGATTTACAAACGGCTTTGGACGGAAAAGAAAATCTTTCAAGCAAAGGTATTTCTAATGGTTACGCTGGTTTAGATGCTTCAGGAAAGGTACCGCTCACACAAATTAACGATGCATTGATTGGCTCGGTAAATTACCAGGGGACGTACAATGCTGCTACTAACACACCAGCTTTGCCGACGATTTCGACTAGTAACAAAGGATTTTATTTCGTTGTGAGTGCCGCTGGAACTCAGGCGGGATTGGCACTAAATCCTGGCGATTGGATCATCTCAAACGGAACCGCTTGGGGCAAAATCGACAATAACAACGCCGTTACGGCTGTAAATGGCTTCGCAGGGAATGTCACCTTAAGCACTTCTAATATAGCGGAAGGCTCGAACTTGTATTACACCGATGCACGAGTAAACGCCAACGCTAGTGTTGATGCAAGTGCTGCCTCACGACACAACGCACTTACGCTTGGCACAGCCAATGGATTAAGTTTGAGTACACAGGCTTTGTCTTTAGGATTGGCTTCTACGAGTACCACGGGGGCATTAAGCAGTACTGATTGGAATGTTTTTAATAATAAGCCTTCTTCAACTGGTGTAGGAGCAAGCGGAACTTGGGGGATTAACATTACAGGTGTTGCAGCTAACGCTACCAATTGGGGAGGAAGAAACGCTGATTTAAACGCAGTTGATAATGATGTAGTTAATCTTTTACAAAGAAGTCATGATGGTATTACAAGACTCACTGATGCAATTGGTGTTAGAACTTGGTTAGGATTAGGCTCTAATGCTTATACATCTACTGATTATTTCAAATACGAAAACTTTCAGACAAACGCAAATACGATGTCGGAAAATAGGTCTGGATTTACATACCAACTCAATGCGCCTTATAATGGGCCTATTGCTTATTTTGGAGCTATCGGCTATGGGCTTCAATTAAATGCAGCTTATAATCAGAATGGTAATGAAATGGCTTTTCGCTCTCGAAATGGTGAAACTAATAGTTTTAATCCTTGGAGAAAATTGTGGCACGACGGTAACTTCAATCCAAATAACTACTTACCCCTAACAGGTGGTACTCTCTCCGGCAGCCTCACAGCCCCAGCCTTCTTCCAATCCTCAG